AGGGTTTTGGTACTGGTGGAGACCATCAGAATAGAGGTGTAAAGAAAGTTCGTGGTGCGAAAGAAGAAGTAGAGATGGATGAATGGGGAGATACTGGCCCCTTAGCTAAACAAGATGTGAGAATCCACGGCCGCCGTGATATTGCAAGACAAGATAGTGATAGACTTGCTAAACAACAGGCAGACAGAGAAAAGAAATATCAGAAGGCTAAGAAAACTGCTAAAGAATCATATATGAACCGCTATCACGAAGAAGCGGGTTTTGAGTTTAATCCAATGCGTTCATCCTTTCTAGGAGAGGCAGAATGGAAAGTTAAACTGAAAGGTCTACCTGCTTTTTATGTGCCAGGTAAGAGTGCTGGTTCCGTGAAACAGATGATGAGAAAGCAACTGAAACGACCACAAGATGATATAGAATCAATTGAGCGTTCTATGGGTTCCGAAAAGAAAAAAGATTTTCGTGACCGTGCAGCAGGAAAGGGTTGACATAGCCAAGTATATATGTTATTCTATATAACAGTACTAGTAAATTTAGCTTTATTGGGTGTTGTTCCGCCGACAGGTTGGTTACAAGATGTACAACCGTGGGAGAGTAAAGAGAAATGCGAAGCAATGCTTTTAGAGAAATTGCCGCCGATGGCTCAAAATATAAAAAATTGGACCAGAGGCGCAGGTGAAATAATAACATGGGAGTGTATAACTGAGAAAGAATGGATAAAGAGAAATAATGAGTTGGGACATGAAACACCAACTGGTTATGAATCTAAGGAATCTAATAGTTTGAATTGAGAATAATATTATGGCAGTAAAAAAGAAACATCGTAATGAATCCTTTGAGTCGTTGGTAAAACGATTTAAGAAGAATGTCGAAAAGAAAGACATCATCAACGAAGTCCGACGGCGAGAACATTTCGTTAAGCCAAGTACCAAAAGAAAGCTAGCAAAAGAGTTAGCAGTCAAAAAAGAACATAAGAGGCAGGAGGAGCAAGACACTAAGCGTATTCCTGTGTGAAAATGAATATTGAGTTGTATCTATATGAAAAATACGATAAGTCAGCACTAAAAATTTTAAAGTTATTAGATAATAATAACATAAAGTTTTCAGCGCATACTTTTTATGATGAAGATATCGAAACGATATCGAAAGTGATAGGTGAGAGAATTAGACGCTTACCCTTTGTTATGATTGATGGTGAAAAAGTAGGAGGTTATTATGACCTCTTTGAGTATCTTGTGAACAAGAACATTATCAACTACGAAGGTAAGTCATGGCCGAAATAGACAAGATGGCTAAGGTCCGTGCGGCCAAGAAGCCACCCGCATACAAGAACATCCATGAAGATGTAAAGAATTTAGCAGATGATGACACTCTTAGTGTAAAGAATGTCAAAGAATGGGAGAAACATAACAAAGACCGAATCAAAGATGTAAAGTATCAGATAAGACGAATGGATAAAGGTAAGGAACAAAATACTTTGATTCGCGAGTTACAGAATAGAGAGACTTTTGTGGCAAACATTCGCAGATATTTAGATACAGGGGTTTGGTCAGATTTGTTTTACGGTAAGGACCAAGAACATAAGACAACGTGGAAAACAATAGCTTATGCTTATGACGAGGAAGGTTACATAAAGGCTTAGCCCCTGTAGCTGAGTGGTTTAGCACTACCCTTGTAAGGTTGTGACGTTGGTTCGATTCCATCCAGGGGCTCCAAAAAACGCGGGTATCGTATAGTGGCAATACCTCAGGTTTCCAACCTGAAGATGACAGTTCGATTCTGTCTACCCGCTCCAAATTAGGTGAAAATAAATGATATTATGCGATTTCAATCAAATAGCGATTGGTTCTGTGATGATAAGTCTACACAGAGGCGAAGAATTGAGCGAGAGCCTAGTAAGGCACTTGATACTCAATCAGATTCGTTTCTATCGTTCTAAGTTTGTAGAAGAATATGGTGAAATGGTAATATGCTGTGACAGTAAACATTACTGGCGCCGTGACTACTTCCCTAACTACAAAGTAAACCGTAAAAAAGATAGAGAGGCTTCTGGTCAAGATTGGGATGTTATTTTTATTTGTCTCAATATGATCCGTGATGAGTTGAAAGAGGTGTTTCCATACAAAGTCGTTGAGGTGTATGGGGCAGAGGCCGATGATATCATTGCCACACTAGTTGGTAGAGAAAAGACACTGATACTATCATCAGACAAAGATTTCATCCAGTTACATACAGATATCACAGACCAATACAGTCCAGTAACTAAGAAGATAGTTAATGGCAAAGATCCAGTGAAGTATCTACAAGAACACATATTGAAGGGTGACCGTAGTGATGGTGTGCCCAATGTGTTATCACCAGATGATACATTTACGGAAAGTAAAAGACAGAAACCTATGAGAAAGACAACGATAGTGACCATAATGGAAGCTATGAAAGAGTATGAACCTGAGTTACTTTACCATTTGGCAAAATGCCCAGAAGATACGTGGCGACGAAACTATCGCCGAAACGAAACCCTTATTGACCTCTCTAAGATTCCAGAGACTATTACAAGGGAGATAAATATGGAATATAAAGAAGCAAAAGTCGGTGAAAGAAACCAGTTGCTGAATTATTTTATAGACAAACGACTGACACAACTAATAGATAATGTAGGAGATTTTTGATATGCCAGAGCGCACATACGAACCATCATTTGTAGAGATTTGTACCAAGGTAAATAATGCCAAGGACAAACCAGCAAAGATAAGGGTACTGCGAGAGTACCAAACTGAATCACTTGAGATGTTTTTGAAAGGGGCCCTAGATCCTAATGTTGAGTGGCTGTTACCAGAAGGGCAAGTCCCGTACATAGCCAACGATGCGCCGGAAGGCACAGAACACACAACTCTCCATAGAGAGGTTATGAATTGCCATAATTTTGTGAAGTTACATTTGGACCATATTAATAAACCACCGGTTTATGGTAACCCTAATTTACAGCAACCCCGCCGAGAGATGATGTTTATCCAGATGCTGGAAGGCCTGCATGAGGCAGAAGCTGACCTGCTTATTACTGCCAAGGATAAGAACTTATCCAAGAAATATAAGGGTCTGACAGCTAACTGTGTCCAAGAGGCCTATGGATGGGATACCTATTTCCAGCCCCTCCCTAGACGATAATATAATAATATTAGAATAGACTAATAGAGGTTAAGTGGTTGAAAACTCAGACTTTTTTGGGTTTCCCTTTAAAATCAAGGGCTTATAAAGGTTGCCAAGGGCCCTGGTTATATGATAAGCTGAGAGTGAAGATAGAAAACTTTTAGGAGAAGTTTATGACGGTAATTATGCCACGAATAGAGATGCTACAGATTAAGACACCTGACCAGAAAACAGTGATTTCTGAGCATACCCCTGAGGAAATTGAAACTTGTCGGAAACTGATTGAAGGAACTGACAATATCATCCAGTACATATTCAAAAAAATTGAAGAAGATGCGACTGTACATTGAGGGATACAGAACTCAGAATAAAATTCTGAGCGAGAGTGTCCTTGATGCCGCACATTTCTACGCCCATAAACTATTGGGTGGTAGAATGTATCGGCATATTGAGTTAGATATTAAACTCACCAAAGACCTCAAAATCAAAGACGATTCATATGGGTATTGTCACATCCTAGGTGATGTTGAGAAACCCAGAGAGTTTTTGATTGAGTTGGATACTTCTATGAAGCATTCAGTAGGTCAGATATTGACTTGGTTGGCCCATGAAATAGTCCATCTGAAACAATTTGTCCGTGGTGAGTTATTTGATTATGAAATCGGACAGAGAGTTCAATGGAAGTCTAAGACATATAAGACTTCTATGGAATATAATAAACAGCCTTGGGAACGAGAAGCGTATCGTTTAGAAGATAAACTATACAAAGAATTTGCGGAGTATTATAATGGGAGATGTTAGAGAACGAGTAGAAAGAATAACTGCTCAAACTTTAAGTGTAGAGTCTACAATGGTTAAACAATCATCTAATTTTAGTTTAGATTTAGGAGCTGATTCTTTAGAC